GTCTTTAAAAAACTTAGCTTGCTCCTTAATCTCAGGAGGTGCAGTTTCCGCAACTGACAAGATCCTATCCACACAGAGCTCTGTAATATCCTCTTTAGACAATCCTCCATAGTTACTAGTCTTTACAACAGGAGCTAAAATATTACCCATTTTAATATCAAACATTATAATCTAATTGCCTCCGGTAATGCGTTAATCACTTCTTGCTTTTCTATCTCTGAAGACTTTCTAATTCTAAATGTTTCATTATCTGTTTCAAACACAGGAGGATCTTCTAACCTATGATATCCATAAAGCTTTTGATTAAAAGGAACATTAGTGTCTAGTAAAGAAGATGTGCCAGATATACCAACGCTAATCCCTCGATCTATGGCTTTACTAATTAAAAACTCACAACAAGCTCTTCCTGCCTCTGCAAAATGCACATGATTTTTATAAGAAAAATCAATTCCATAAATCTGCATTTGTTTTACATTAGCAGCAATTCCAAAAGCAATTGCGTAAGCCACAGTATTATTCAAATACCATGTTTTAATATTATCAACCACTTCCTCTAATGGATACTCCACTACACCAGGGCATCTTTTATCTAACACACAACTGTAAACTGGTCCTTTATGTTTTTTTAAAATAGTTCTCATTAAAGGTGTTTGAGCTCCGGCTGCTTCTGAATCCAGAAACCTACTAGCAGGGTCCATCATAAAAACCCTATCATGATGAATAATACCTGCCATTACATTTATAGCCCATACTTCATCAAAATTTACAGAATAAGTTTTAGCCATAATGTACTGATCATTACTTTTACCCATTGCAACAATTGCTATCTTTTTATTGCTTAGATTAGGGATTTTACTTTTAATCATCATGGACCCGGAGAGTCTGACTTTAATTTTATTCTTAACATACCGTCTTGATACTCATCTCTTCTACGTCTTCCTTGTTGTTCTATCCCAAGCCCTTGTATAGACTCTTTATAACTTTTCTCAAAATATTGAAGCATATCCAACGGTCCTTTTGTGTAACTGTGTGCTTGGATTAAAACAGCATACAATAACGCTTCAGGAGCATTTGTACTCATCCAAGTGGTAGTGTTTGTAGAGGATAATTGAACAGGTCTAGCAATATATCCTAACTGAGTTACAAGAGAGCGATCCGGTGTAGGTGCAATATAAAAAGTATTATTATCAAACACTGAATAATATTTGGGAGTTGCTGTGTTTGTAAAATTAGGCCAATACTCTTTTAAAAAAGAAGTATCTCTAAACTCTAAAAATATTTGTTCTGAGGTGGTAGCAGAGGTAATCATCATATAACGATGAGTTAAAATTCCTGTTGGAGTGCTCAAAAAACGATTACCACTACTCATATTAGCGGTTACTTCTTTTTTAAAAACATCTAAATCAATTTCTCTTAATATTTTATTTTCAGCTAAAGTAATAAAAGTATTAATTACAGAATCCGTGAAAACATTGCTATCTACTTCTGTATAATTTCTAACATTTGTTACTAACTCATCATATGTCATGTTGTCACCGTAACCTGTCCAACTCCCCCAACCGCAGAGAAATTATTTGCTACTTTAGAGGGTAGCATACCATTTGATGAAAATATAGAATCCCCAGGAGCTTTTAAACGAACTTCCATTGGCTCTTTTCTATCCGGTCTTGGTTGCCTTAATGCAACAGGATCAGCCTTAACTTTTAATGGATCTAACTGAGGTTCTTTTGGTTCGTAATCTTCAGGGCAAACCTTGAACCCTCTCCAGTTTTTCTTTAAAACTTGATAAGGGTACTTTCGACCACAATAATCACACAATCCATAAGAATATTTTCCACTTGCATAAGCCATGATCTATCCTAAATCCGGTACAAAAGAGACACTTGCGGTATCTCGATCTTCAGCAGCCGCTCTAGCAAAATCTTCTTCATAAAGTTGTTTTAGAACCGCTGTCCTATCAGGACTAAATTTTAAAGACAGTTGATAAGCTAAACCAGAACTTAAACATGGTAAAAATCTAAAATTTACATCTGTGCTATTAGTGTACGTTCCTGCATCTTGTATTCTTCTAATTCTGTAATAAACAAAAGTGTACTCTTTATCAGTGGTAGGGTATAAATAAACAGTTGGGATAATTGTTCTTTCAACATAATATTGTGAAGGTCTTGCTTGAGTAGATTTATTAGGTACGTTTAAATACTCCTCTCTGCTAATCCTTTCAATACTTATATCCGTATTTGTCCCCGTTGAAGAATCCCTAATCACAGCAGATAAAACATTTACAGTATCTGTTGCTAAATTAAAACTGGTTGTATTACTAGATAAAGAAAAAGTAGCTTGCTCAATTGTCCAAAGATTAAGACCCCTATTAGCCCAATCTAAAAATAATAAGTTAAGAGATCGTCTAGCCGATTTTAATTGATAACCAGCAGTGACTCGCATACCGCATCTCTCATATGCTTCTTCTACAACCTCATCTATAGTCAAATTAAACAATGTAGTGTCTGATGTAGTCATATCACGCTTTCACACTATTAATAAATTTTCTGTACACACTTGCAACATCTTTTTTACCCATAACCCTAGCTCTTTGTTCCATAGCAACAGCCGCCTGTATTTTATGTGCCTTTGTTCTTCCGCTGCCTTTAATTTTTGTAATACTTTTTACAGCATCTTCTTTTGTAGCAAACTTTAACCCTTTAATTGTACCTTTAGGGTTCTCGTCCGTATATAAATCTGAGTGCTTTTTAGATTTAGCAGGTTGTCCCTTTTTTCTAGGAACTCTTGGATTATTCTTTTTTATCAAAAATTTTCCCTTTTCCTAACAAAAAACTAACGGCCCTCTCTTTTATGCTTTTTATTACCTCAACTAAAAACTTCATTTACCTACCTTTTTTAATCCTTTTAATGCTACTAATTAACCCACCTTTTTTCTTATATCCCATCTTAGCAACAACTTGAGGAGCTACCTTTTTTAACTTAGCCAAGCCTTTACCTTTTTTTCCTTTTGGTATTGGTTTTTTGTTTCCTTGTAATTGTTTTCCTATTTGTTTTCTTGATATTGCCATTATCATTCTCCGCATACAAATTATTAAATGTTACACTAGGGTCCATATAACTGTCATCTTGTTCAGCACAATGAGTGTACTGGCTGGGCCTAAAATCTGGAGCACCTTCTCCAGTGGCCCATAAAGCAGGGCTTGTAACCCTAACCCTGTTGTTAGGAAGAGCTACCATGTTTCCTGTCCAAGGCCCACTAGTTAAAAACAAAATATGAGATTGTTTATGTTGAGCTGGACAGTCTGCTATCTCGCTTTGAGCGTAGTCCACAGTTGTGATATATCTCCCTGTATACATCTCTCCTGCGACTTTGCATAGCCATTTACTCGGTTTACATCTTTCGAGGGACACGATTGAGTGATAGTGCGATGGACAGTCCCACGGTTGAGCCAAGTGTGTTTCCATTCTGTCAGGCCAAGGTTCGTAAGAGAAGTCTCCACAGAGGGCCGTGATTGGCATACGAGCCCACATGGCTCCCCCCAAAGAGTTTGGTTCTTCCGTTCCATCTGTCTCAGATCCTGTAAAGATGATTTGGAAACTGAGACACCTGTCCGGCATTGTTGTAACTGCGATAACCAAGCCATGCACAAACTCCCCATGATATTTGTCATGTCCATGCGTAAATTCTTTACGCACCCAAACCTTTGTATAAGGTATGTTGCTAACTAAGTAAGCCATTACTTCATTTTTTTCTTAATAGCACCACCTTTGGTCATTTTCTTAATAGGCCCACCTTTAGTCATCATACCCCCGCCCATCATTTTTTTGACAGGAGCCCCTTTAGTCATCATACCCCCGCCCATCATTTTCTTAATAGGCCCACCTTTGGTCATCATGCCACCTTCCATCATTTTTTTGACAGTTCCCCCTTTGGTCATTTTTTTGACAGCTCCACCTTTTTTATACATAGGTATCCCTGTTGTAGACTCAGTGCTAGAAACTTTTTTATTTCTAGGTCCACTTGTAACAGCTCCACCTCCTCTTGTTGCAATTCCCATTCCTCTTCCAGCCATTATTTTCTCCTTTTCTTTTTCAAGATAGTTTTAACATTAGTGGGTTTACCACCCGGATTACCAGCAGCTCTTTTTCTTTGAACAGCCGATTTAATTTGTGCTTTGGTCATTGATTTAGCTTTTGCCCTTGGCACACATTTTGGATACGCTCTTTTACTGTCTTTTGTAGACTTACGTCCACAGGCTTGGTATTTGCCCTTCTTTTTAGGAGCACCGATATCAACCCAATCCCCCTTTTTCCCTTTACCAAACCATTCTTTAAGAGACATTAAGCATAACCTCCACCTCTTTTCTTATACTCACGAACTAAATAAGCATTAGCATAAGCTGAAGGGTATACATCAAATTTACGTTTTGTTTCCGCTTTTACTCTACTATACAGAGCTTTATTAGTAGGTGTAGGACTTGACTTCTTCTTGGTTGTTTTTCTCTTTTTAATAGCCATTACTTTCCCCAAAAAAGTTGTTGAACCATAATAACAAAAGCAGTCACAGCACTTCCTGCACCTGCTGCCCACATCAAAGTCTTCCAACCACCTCTAGCTTCTGATAACACTTTATGAATCTCTGCTAAAGATTTTTTAATCTCTTCAATGTCTTTTTTCATCTCTTCCACATCATCGTGAAGATGTTTTATCTCATTGCCTTGAACAGCAACTTTACTTTCAATCTCCACAGGCTTTCTTGCCCTGCGTTTTTTAGGTGTTTGCATTTTTGGTTCCATTAACATTTCCACCTTCTTCTAGCTTGCCGTAAGCGACTATTAGGGTTTTTTGCTGCTTTTGGAAATTTTTTCATTTGTCCAGCAGACCTAGCACAAAATGACTTTCGCCTCTTAGCATCTTTAGAACCCGGTTTAACTTTACCCGTTACGGCTGTTTTTAATTTAGACCCAGGGTTAGCTTTTCTATAAGCCATAACCCCTTTTTTAGTCATACCTGCCCCCTTCTTAGTCGGGCGAAAATTACCCGACTTTACAGAAGTTTTAATGCCCATTCCTTTTCGTTTAGCAGGCATAAGACACTTACCTTAAGAAGTACCGCCACCTACATAATAAAAAGTAACACTGGTAATTTCAGCCGTACTACTGTTTTGTAAGTGTATTCCTTCTTTAAATAAAATGCCGTTGTCTGGTATTGTTAAATCTTCAGCAGCACTTGCACCAGGAGAAGATATGGTATACCTAGTTGTAGCACCAGCACTACTACCATCACTAAATGTCAAAGTAGCACCAGCACTACTACCATGAACATAGTAAAGACCTTGTAATCTAGTCCTACCTGTTATGGCCGTAGCTTGTGCAGTTCCTGAAGGCAGTGTATAAGCTTTTACATCAGACGAAAAACTCATAATTCACCCCTAAATACTAAGATTAATATTTTGCAAATACTTAACAGTTACATCACCAATTCCTTTGAGTGTAGCAGTTGCAGAAACTGGAGAATAAGTTGCAAAAACTTCTTGATCCGCTGTACCAATATTAATAGAGGCTGTTCCCATAGCTGAAGAAAGTGTAACTCCCACTTCTTTAACACTTGTTGCATCTAATAAAGTAGCATCTCCTGTTGAAAAACCAACAGACAATGTAGCCGCAGCAGAGGAATCGCTTGCTTGAACAACATTTAAAACAACTTCAGAAACTTTTGAATTAGCAGGGATCACTCCTACTGACGTAGTGGCAGTAACTCCTGCAATATCTACAACAGAACTTTGAGCCATTAAAACAAAACCTGTATTAGTTACGTTTGTTCCAATAGCCGATCCTGTTGTATCTTTGATAGTTCCGGCCTTAATAGGACCAGAAAAAGTAGTAGTACCCATTTACATCTCCTGTGTATTAGCACATCGTTACACTTTCTCTAATATGTCTGCTAGGTCAGTCAGTGTAACTATTAACCCTAGTTATAAAAAGCAAGGGGGCTTAAAGCCCCCTTTCCCTTATGCAGCTCCGGGAGAACCATACAACCCTCTTGGGTCAGAAAACCCAAAAGAATACCTCTCACGAGCTTTATACTTAACATTTCCTGTATCAAAATCACCCTCAAAACCTGTCGATATACCAACACGTTGGAACATCTTCATGCCATTAGGAGCATCTGTTTTAATAAAGAAAGCATCTGGATCAGCTAAATAATGATTAACACTATATCCTTGCGGAATCATACCCATGTTTTTTATAGCATTAATATCATTGTCTGCTGTTCCAACACGCAGTGTAGATTTTAAAATCCTGTCAGCAATAAACTGTAACTCTTTTGGAATTATAAGTTTAATACCTTGAACAGCTATTTTAAGACCACGTTCATCAGTAAAAGCAGCAATGTCTATAAGAGATTGCTCAAGAGATGTTTCACTTAGATCAGCGGCAGTTGCTAAAGTATTTGATAAATTAGCCCCCTCTAAAGTTGGGTGAGTAGTAGCACAAAGTGCAACCCCATCTCCACCTAAAGATGTTGTAAAGGCTCCGTTTAAAATAGCAGCAGCCTTAATCTGCTTTGTTGTAGCCATACTTCTAGCCAAAGCCTTTGTATAGCGAGCAGAAAGACGATCATAAAGATTGTCTTCAACAGCCTCTTCCGTAAGAGAAAAAGCCAACGCAATTGTTTCATGAGTATACCTAGCTGTAAAAACTTCTTGTGCATTATCAAAAGATACACCAGCACCTTCTGTTTTTACAGGGGCCTCACCAAAACCTGAAAGCATCACCTCTTCTTCAAAAGCACGATCAGAGGTTTCTGTGTCATAAATCTCTGCGTGCTCGTTTTCATAATTATTGTATTCCATACCAAAAAGAGCATTAAGACCTGGCTCAAGCTCTTTTACTAATTGATTTCTTGAAATTGCCATTACTACGCTCCTTTATTGACCAGCAACACCAGCACTACCGTACAAGTGTTCGTTTATTTTAACAACTACTAAAGCAAAATTAGCAAAAGCATTATCTGGAATATCATACAAAGATAGTATTTTTACATTTAACGCAGCAGTTGTATTAATGGAAGATGAATCTAACTCATTAGCAGAAACACCTGTTGACGTATTTCCTGTGCCAACAATAATATCTGCGTTTTTACCTAAGTCGGCACGTTCAATGTCTTCATCTGCCTGAAGTACAAAAAGCTGATTTGGGTCATCTATAACATCAGCAGTAATTTGTCCTTGTGTGATGTTTACCGATCCTGGATAGTAGTTAGAGAAAGTAGGTTTTCCTGTCGTTGGGTCCACATAATTACACCCATTAAATACCCCAACAGCAGCGGTATGTGATGATGGGTCAAACTGTAGAATAAACCCGTCTTTTAGGGTAACTAAATCCCCCTTAAAAATTGCCCCTGATTGATTGTCTGCTATTTCGTAACCAAACTGTTTCTGAGCACCAGTTGCAGAAAGATTACCAAGAGCACGAAAACCAAAGGGATTATCGCTTCTAGCCATTTCTATTCCTTTAAATTAATCATTTAATCATTAGCTCTTTGAGCCTCCGAAAGTTACTTTTGACTGACGATTTGGATCTTGTATTTTCATTGTAGAATGAGAATTAGACTTTAACAAATCATTGTCAGCCGCTTGTGTTTGATCTGATGCCCTACGCTGATAATAACTATTTCGTTCTTCAACGGTTTCCTCCGGTATTCTAGCTAAAAGCATCCCGCCCACACTAATAATCCCTGCATACCTTCCATCTTCTACAGTAGGGATAGGAAAATCTGGATACTCATCAGATCGAACTAATTCATAGCCCTCTCTAATTTTACCAGAAACATTAATGCGGTCTTCAATACCAGCAGCTTCTGACCGAATCCAGCGATGTTTAAATCCTGGAGGTGCAGGAGGTGCATCTAAACGAGAGGGAGGAGTCCAAGGTTTACGCTGCGTAGTTTTCTCACGAGTTTCTTCCCCACGAGCTTTACGATTTAATTTTGGCACATTAACTTCACTCATTCCTTCTCCTTATTTAACATACTTGGCATATTCTTTTAAAGGAACACCAAGCTTTTTAGCAATCGCTACTTGCGATGGTGTCAAATTAACTGTTCTGCGTGCAGTGTTAATTCCAGAAGATCTTGTTGCAGGTGCTACCGATTGCACGGGACGGTTGCCACTGTTACTTGATTGACCAAATTTCTGAGGAAAAGTGGTTTTCAAGCGTTTATTTAACTCATCATAATACTCATCGCTCGTTGGGTCAAATCCTTCTGTAGAAACTAGTTGTCTATGAAGCCCTTGAGCAAAATATGTCATAGGCATATCTTCCCCAAACCAAGAGTTTTCTTCAGCCCATTTTTCAGCTTTAGGGTCTAATCTAGGTTGTTGAGGTTGTTGAGGTTGCTGGGGTTGTTGAGATTGTTGAACCGCTTGTTCTTTTTGTTGCACAGAACGAGCAGCATCTCTTTGTTCATATAAAACACCAGCTAATTTCTCTTGAGCCTCTGTCTCGGTATCAATATCGCCTTCTTCCCTTGCTTTCTTGATAACCTGCTTTAGAGCAGCTACCTGAGTTTGCGTTCTATTTTTTGTTTCACTAATTCTTTGTTCATCTACCGTTTCAAATTTTTTTCTAAGTTGCTCTTGTTGAGCTTGAACATTTTGAGCATACTGTATCGCAGCCTCTTTTTGCCGTTCAGCCTCTCTTAATCGTGCTGTCATTTTATTAATTCTTTTTTGAACTTTGTCACTGTACTCTTCTAACTCTTCTTCCTGTTTTTTAGTAGTGACAGCAATCTCAGGTTCATTCTCTTTAACCTCTTTGTCTTCTGTACCCTCTTCATTTATTTCAACATCTACGGGTTTTTCATCTTCACCTATTTTAAATTCTTGTTGACTCACAGTTAGCTCCCTTACATATGTAATATATCTTCAGGCGAATTTAAAACACCCAATATTTCATCATCATTAAGTATTCTAATTTCCCCACCATCAATATTTATCCTTGAACCAGCATATCGTCCAAAAATAACCCAATCTTTTTCTTTGCACCAAGGTCCAGTAAAAAACTTAGACTCGTCCTTATAAGCTAAAGTGCCTACTTTTAATACATATCCACAAACAGTAGCTAATTGAGTCTTTTGTTTAGTTTCTTCTGCTAAAACAATACCGCCCTTAGTCCTTTCAACCCCTCTATAAGGAAGAATTACAATTCTCCACCCTGTAGGAGTTGGGATTCTATCAAGAACAGAATCACTCATTTTATCTGGTTCAAACTCTCCTTTTTCATTAAAGGAGTCTTCAAGAACTGGTTTTGATGGAGGCTCTTCTTGCCATTTTTTTTCTAAAGCAGTAAGCCTATTATTCATAAGTCCTCCGAATAGTCTTTAAGATTTCTTCTAATAACTTCTTCAGAAAATTTTAATCCTTCAAGTCTACCCATGAGAAAACGATATCTTTCCATATCGCCAATAGTGCCATTAAGAACTAAATCATTAGTATCTTTAATTGTACGTTGTATATCTTTTAACATTTTTTCTATCACTTCTAGCATGGCTCTTCTCCATGAAAAACAGCAGACTTAATTTGTCTGAGATCTATCCGCTTGTTGTATTCGCTCTCTTGCTAATTGAGCTCTTAATCCAGCAATTGCTTCTTGCGATTGTATCCTATCTTTACTATTTTGTGCAGTCTGTTCAATTTTTTGTGCATCTAATTTTAATTTTTCAGCAGCAATTTGTGCATCCACCTGATCATCTTTTGCCCGTAACTCTAATTCTTTTTCTTTCAGAGCAACAACAGGATCTGGTCCCTGACCAGACATCTCTGCCTGTAAGGCTTTCGTTTCTTGTAAAAACTCTGCAATCTTCAAAGCAACCATGCCCTCTTTTTGAATACTAGAAACCATATTATCTGGATCCACTCCGTATTCTTTATACAACTCCGCTTCAACTTCTTCTTCTGCTTTTAAACGAATATGGTCATAAACATGTTGTTGAAGCATTTGAGCAGCTATTGGATTTGCCTGAACAATAGGAGACATTCCCATAATCAAATGAGCAGCTATATGTGCATCATGTTGTTGTCCTGCAAAAGCTTTTAGTTGTATTTGATTTAAAACACTAGAGTTCTCTGTTGCAGGATCTCTTGGCATTTGATTCGATTGAGGAATAAGAACTCCATCAATGTCTCTAACATTTAAAGAAGTGTATACCCTGTAATAAGCTTCATATAAATTGTGCATTTGAGGAGCACTTTGAGCCATTTCTAACTGCATTTGAGCCAATGTTATTCTTTGGGCAGAAGAAAAAATATTTGGATCAGCAACAGGTAAAACATCTATAGAACTATCAAAATCTTTTTGTTTAATAGAACGATCTGCCCCCGGAACAGAATACGGATAATTATCCGGTAAATATTTTCCAAAACCCTGTGCCAACATCTTAAACTCTACGCTTTGTGCATAATGCAAACGCTTATGTATTGCCGACATAACAATAGAACCACGCTCCAAAAGAGCAATTGTTGTTCCAACAGCCGCCATTTGATTACCATCACCCACTTGCATATCCGCAGTATTCGCAAGACGTTTTCCTGCATCAACTAAAAACCCTAAAAGACCAAAAAGTGTCTGAGAAGGCTCTTTATATGGTAAAGGCATCAAAGATGCGTTTAATTCAGCCCCACCAGCATCAATATCCCTAAATTCACCTGGTTGAATAGGTGTGTCATTGTCTGCAATTCGTGCTCCACGGGCTTTAAACCCCGCTGGAAGGTTAGAAAGAGTCCCTGCATCTAACAATTGTCGCAATGCAGCAGTTGAACTCTTGGAAAGACCCCCAATTAAGTGTACAAAACCCAATCCATAGGCTCCAAGACCCTCAATAAGCACATAATGAACAAAATATTCTAATTTTTTCTTTAATTTATCATCTTCTGCGTAATTTCTACGGATTCCAACCACTCTTTCATTTGTTTCTTCAATAGTTACTACATAAGGTAGTTTAATACCTGTTATTTCTCCATTTTCATCCTTATCTTCATGCCCCAATATGTCTAAATCAACATGAAATTCTAATAAAAATATCTCTTCTGCCTCTCCAGTAGGATTAAGTCCCACTGTTCGATCAATAGAAGACTGTATCTCACTATAATTAGGGTCATACTCCTCTTCTAAGGTGTTGTAATCAATATATTCTCCTGCTAAAACCCGTTTTTTAAACTCATTGGCGTTCATTGCAATACGATGAGTAATTCTATCGCACTGAGACATCACACTTGACCCCGTATACGGTATGTAAAGATCATCAGGCAACACTAATTTACTAACCATTCGACCAATTTGCTCATCAAAATACACTTTTTTAAACACAGACCCACCATATCCTAGATAAAACAAAGCTTGGTCCATCTCTGGTGTGTATTCTTCCATAACAGAAGTCAATTGATAGTTCATAAACCCCTGCACACGAGAGGCTTGTTGTGCTTTATCAACAGTTTCTTTGCCTAAGATTTGTGTTCTAACAGGCCCCCCTGCTGGCATTAATTCTTTAAAAGCTTGAGATTGAAACTGAATAACAGATTCTGTTAACATAGGGTGAACCGCACTAGCAGAACCACGGAAAGGCTTTGTGCGTTCCTCCATCTTCAAACCTAATAAGTCCAAACCTTTAGAGTATGTTTGTTCCCAATCTTGTCTTGAAGATTTATCCGCATCAAACATCGCCATAAGATCAAGAGATATTCTTGATAACTCACTTTGTTCTATAACATCTGCAAGATTTGCATGAAAATCTACATCATCTTCTTGATCTCCAATCTCGACTACCGCTCCACCTTTATCATCAAGAACAATCTCAATATCAGGTGTAGATAACTCTTCTGTCTCTACAGTAATCTCTACATCGGGTGCTGGGTTTACAGCTTTATCTATAGCCATAGTTTACCTTTTCATTAATTCTATTATTGTAGCCGTATCTTTACTCACTTCACCACCTTTTTTGTATAAAGGCAAACCCTCTTTGAGTACTTTTTCCTTTAGTTTAGGTGTTAGTTTGATTGTAAATGCGTTTGTTCTTTCTCTTGTTTCTCTATATACGTTTGAGTCTGGGTCCACATTCTGTACTGCTGCAGGATTAGTTTCATACAATGAGTCAATATACTTATCAGGAATTTTCTTTTGTTCTTGAAGTTTTTTGATTAGTTGTCCATCTTCTAGACGGTCATTATCTAAACCTAATTCATTCCTGTCTAAATATGTAATTGCATCCTTATCTATTTGCTTTAAAACTTTTTCAGCATTTTTAGGAATGATGTAGTCGTAGAAAGTTATCAACCCTTCTTCGTTCCATCTTGCATATTGAACATCGCCAGGACTAAATGAAACATAATCATATCCCTCATCTACTGCCTTGGTTAATAACTTTTTAATTCCAAGCTGTGTCCAAGAGTCTGTACTTGTTACAAATGGGCCTTTAAATAATTTTCTATCATTTTCTACCACAAAGTTTTGTGTGTCTCTCAAATACTCCTGCAATGGCCTTTTCAAATCTATTAATTTGCGTAAACGACTGTTTGGGTCTTTAGCATCAAGTTTAGCTACCTCATCAGGTTCTTCTTCACTAATTTTTTTCATTTGCTCACTATACTTATCTGCTAATGCTAGAGTCTCTTTTCTTCTTTTAGAAATGGCTGCCATTTCCTCTTCTGTCTTTTTAAATCCTGTATCTCTTCCTTGTTGTGCCCAATCGGATTGTAACTCTTCAACATATAAAACTTTTCTTGGTTTTGGCACACTCTTATCTTGACCTTTGTTTTCGTCATACACTCTATCTGTTGTACGAACATGAAGTATATTATTTTTATCATCAGGAAAGTGAAAGCCTTCAGTAAATAAG